CAACTGCCCCACTTGGACTCGAACCAAGAACCCCAGAGTTAACAGCTCCGTGCTCTGCCAATTGAGCTATAGGGCATTATTCAATTGAGAACCCGAAGGTTCAGAGCGGGTAACCGGGTTCGAACCGGTGATTCCAACTTGGAAGGATGGCGTGTTACCGCTACACCATACCCGCTTATGAGACAATTATAGAGTAATTGAGTATAATTGTCAAGCGACTCAAGAGGGACTTGAACCCCCGACCAACTGCTTAGAAGGCAGATGCTCTATCCAACTGAGCTATTGAGTCATGAGAGTATTCTATCAGTCCTTAGGGCAGTCGTCAACCCAAGGAGCACACAATCTCATTTCACCTCCCAGTAGTTCTTGCGCCTTGCTACCGTCAGATGGTTTTTCAACCAACCTTGGTTTAGGCATTCTAACAGTTCCACCATCACCCGTCAAGCGTTCATACTCTGCGATGGCCGCGTCTACATCACGCTTGATTCTACGTTCTAACTTCGCAGGATCTTTAATAACAAACTCATTAAGAATAGTTTGTGGGAAATATTTTCTTTGAATCTCATCCAGTAAGTCCCAAAGTCCATCTTGAGATACTCCTGTACACTGTGAGAGTGCTGCTATAAGAGAAGATAATACGATTCCTATTATAGCATATTGTTTTATATTTGGTTTTTGTTTGCCAAATTTAAACATAAGAAAGGGGAGTTCTGCAGCACTCCCCTTATATATCAAACTTCTACCGTGATCAGTTTGGAAGCATACTCATGTGCATAAGATGTACGAGCACCATGATGCCCCCATCCGATCCAACTATACGCATAGTTCATGTAGCGATTAATTGACTTACCAGGAGTTTTCATCTTCTCCTCAATGTCTTGCCACTGAACTTCATTTGTTAGATAACGAAGTTGCGTGTGAAGTGATGATGGAGAACCACCATACTTCTTAGCAAAATCACCCAATCCATAATAACGGTTGGCAGATGTCCATTGAATCAGTCCGTAACCGCGACCGCAGTTACCCCAACTGGTTCTGCTACCACCTTCACAAATGTTAGGAACAAAAGTAGATTCCTGACGAATATTACCCATGATGGTAGCAAGGGCGTTTCTGTCTTTAATACCACGATCCTGGAAGTATGCCAGAGTAGCATTTTCATTTTCATTACACGCTTTACAAATTAGCCTTTTTTCTTTTGGCTTTTCGGGCGGAGCAACCTCCTTGGTCGCTGTCAGTGTTTCAAACTCCTTAATGATTGAAAATGGCACTGGAGGTGCGGTCAGAGGAGGAAACAGGGGCAGTGTTGCCACATTGGTTGTAACCGTTGCCAGAAGGGGCAGGGCTACAGTAAAGAATTGTTGCACTAGGTTAAATTGAACTCTACATCCCAATAGAGAAAGCGCACTTCCCCCCTCTCGGGGGGCAATCTCCTGGGCTCTAAATGTCACATCAATGACTCATAATAAAAAACCCACTCTTTAGAAGTGGGTTTTACGCATTATAAGTGATTATTTATTATTTGTCAAGAATGTCAATCTCTTGATCTCCAAATCCAGGGGGTCGCTCAAGCACAAGACACTGCAGGTAGTTAGGACCTTCTGGAAGATGAATCCACTCATCAAATTCTTCCGCAATTGCAACCGCATCAAACTGACTTTTCAGATCTCCTTCTGCAAGTTCATGGATACGATCAATACTCCACTGACGAGCGTACTTAACTGGTTCAATCGTCTTTTCCATAGTAATCTTTTCGGAAGTACCTGCTGAGGATGTTGCTATTGTACCACGCTGGGCTTCCATCGTCAAGCGATTCTGTGAGTACATTGTTTGCAAATAACTGGCGGGTTTCTTCGAAGTTTGTTTTGCCGCCTGTTTTATGTACTGATAACATAGTTCGACTAAAATTTTCTCTGCCAAACTTGATAACGTCTTCTTTAAGTTCCGGACAAGACCCATAATACTTTTTCCAATCAGATTCAGATTTTACTTTTCGACTTTTACCCTTTGGTTTTCGAAATGACCAGAAGTATTTTCTTCCAATATATTTTCTACCGTTTAATTTGTTTTCAATCAAATAAACGAATCCAAAGTTGTCTCCAATATTGTCGGAAAGAAACACTTGCCCATTATAGTACCATGGGTTCTCATAGTCAATATCGGTACTCATCAATAATATTAATGACTTGATTCAGATATTTATGGGCAAGGCCTTTCATATCCATATCATGCCTTACATGTTCATTATAAAGATTATCTTTTAATTCCAACACACGAGTTTTGATTTCTTCTTTACTAATTTGATTTCTAGGCATAAAAAAAGAGGAGACTATTGCTCCTCTATGTATATTGTTTTATTTAAATATTACAATTTAAAACCACTAAATGCATCTTTCTTCATATCTTGTTTGATTCCACCTACCACATACGATTCTACCTCCGTTTCCTGGGGAGCTACCTGAAGTCCTTTAGAAGAAATCCAGTGCTGAGTCCATGGAAGTGGATTATTGTTTGCAGGAATATCATATTGTGGTTTAAGTCCAATCGCTTTTAATCGACGATTTGCAACCCATTCTACGTACTGTTGAAGAAGTTTATCGTTAAGTCCGATCATGCTTCCATCTTTGAACAGATAGTCTGCCCAACGCTTTTCTTCATTTACTGCACGATCAAACATTGCATAAACCCACTCCTCTTCTTCTTTAGCGATTTGTTTCATTTCTGGATCATCACCATCACGCCACTTGTTTAAAATATTTTGCGTGATTGCTAGGTGTTGGTTTTCGTCTCTTGCGATAAGAGAGATGATCTTAGCGGATCCTTCCATAAGCTTAAGTTCACCAAAGGCGAAACTACAAGCAAAACTAACGTAGAACCGAATACCTTCAAGAATGTTAACGTTTGCGACTGCTCTGTACAATTTTCGTTTAACATCGTTGAGTGTTTCCTTAGCGTATGAAACTCCTTCAAGATTATGCATCCAAGCATTAGATGCGCCATAACTCTGAGCGGAGTTTATGAAATCATCATATGATTCCGTGACACTCGAAGATCTTTCCAAGATACGTTCATCGGTAATAATCGTATCAAATACTTCAGATGGATCAGAATAAACATTCTTGATAATGTATGTGTATGAGCGACTATGGATCATCTCCATAAATCCCCACACTTCCATACAAGCTTCCAATTCAGGAAGCGAGCAATAAGGCAAGAATGCCATTCCAGGTCCACGGCCCTGAACACTGTCAAGCATGATTTGATACTTCAGATTAGAAGTATAGATATGCTTTTGCTCGGGACGGAGCGTTTGATAATCTCCGCGATCTTTTTGAAGAGAAACTTCTTCTGGTCTCCAGAAGTATCCTAATTGTTGAGTTGTAAGTTTTTCAAAAATTGGATATTTGTATGAATCATATCTTTGGATTCCAAGTGGTTTTCCGAAAAACATTGGTTGTTTTTTAGAATCAAAGTGATCAGTATTAAATACTGTCATTCCTTTGACTTGCATTTGGTTTTCCTTGGTGGATGAAATTTTAAACTGCACAGGATTCACACTCTCCCTCCTCAACTTTACTTAACTCATTAATTAGATCTTCAAGATTGGGTTTCTTATCTTCAGTTACCTCATCAGTTTTGGCATCATATGTGTTTTGGTAATAAGAAGTTTTCCACCCGTATTTGTATGTAGTCAAAAAGTCATTTGCCATGACCGAAACTGGAACTTCATTATCTGGATAATTTTCTGGATTGTAACTCCAGTTACCAGAAATTGCTTGATCAAAGAACTTTTGCATCATAGCAACAATTTTAATGTATCCCTCATTACTCTTCATATCCCATAACAATGTGTAATTGTTTTTCAATGATGTGTATTGTGGAACAACTTGCTTAAGAGGCCCCTTCTTCGATTTCTTAATAGACAAGAATCCACGAGGGGGTTCGATTCCATTGGTTGCGTTTGACACAACGGAACTGCTCTCCGATGGCATCTGTGCGGACAGTGTACTGTGTCGGAGACCATGCTCCAGGATAGATAGTCTAAGAGTTTCCCAATCATGTTGATACTTAGGGGCAACGATTTCGTCTACTTCTTTTTTGTAAGTGTCAATGGGCAGTATGCCATCTGCATACTTGGTACGACCAAAGTTTTCGCAATAGCCTTTCTCCTTGGCGAGTTGATTTGATGCCTTCAGGAGAAAATACTGGAATGATTCTGAAAGACCATGAACAGCGTTCCATGCTTCTTGAGAATCATATTTGAATCCAAGTTTTGCCAAATAGTGCGCTAACCCAATAAACCCTATACCGAGCGAACGACGTGCCTTGGTGGCGATTTCTGCTGCCTTTACGGGATAGTTCTGATAATCAATCAACTCATCCAGAGAACGAACAGAAAGATCACAAAGGTCTTCAAGTTCTTCATCAGATTTTACCTTACCAACGTTGATGGCTGAAAGAATACACAAAGCAATTTCACCATGCTCTTCATCGATATGCTGAATTGGATAAGTTGGTAGAGTAATTTCTTGACATAGATTGCTCATCTCAATCTTATCCTTAAAGGATGAGTGAGAATTGCAATGATCAAGGTTCATGATGTAGATACGACCTGTCTCAGCACGTTCTTTGAGGAGGTCAAGAACGAGTTCTTGTGCCTTAACAGTTTTTTTCTTAATGGACGGATCTTTTTCATATTGTACATAGAGATCGTCAAAGCGATCTGATCCGAAAGCATCATAAAGTCCAGGTACATTGTGTGGGGAGAAAAGAGTGATCTCGCCATCTTGAATGAATCTTTCATAAAATAACTTACTAATCTGAATTGAGTAATCGAGTTTACGAACACGATTATCTTCTGTACCTTTGTTGTTCTTGAGAACAAGAATATCTTCTATTTCTTGATGCCAGATCGGAAAGTGGACAGTTGCTGATCCACCTCTGATGCCATTCTGAGTGCAGCATCGGACAGTTGCTTCAAACTTTTTGAGGAATGGGATAACACCTGTGTGCTGTACTTCACCGCCTCGGATTTTAGAGTTGATGCCACGGATTCGGCCTGCGTTGATACCAATTCCCGCTCTTTGAGCAACATACCGACCAATTGCCATATCAGAGCTGAAGATACTATCAAGGGTGTCATCAACGTCAATAAGAACACAACTTGCAAATTGGCGAAGTGGGGTTCTAACACCTGCCATGATTGGCGTAGGAATGTTGATTTTGTGCTTACTGATTGCGTCGTAGTATCGTTTGACATAAGACAGACGAGTCTCCTTTGGATATTCTGCGAAGATAGTCAATGCAATCATGATATACATGAACTGGGGAGTTTCATAAACTCCACCGTTGCTACGATCCTGTACAAGGTACTTATCTACAACTTGACGAAGACCAGCATAAGTGAATAGAAAGTCTCTTTCATGATCGATGAAACTATTTACTTTATCAATTTCTTCTTGAGAATACTTTGTGTAAATATCATGATCATAAACCTCAGCAGAAACACAATCAACAATGTGTTGCTCAAGATGAGGAAGTTCTCTCATCTTACCATAAAGATTTTTACGCAAAGCAAACATGAGCAATCTTGCTGCAACATATTGATAGTTTGGATGATCCAAATCAATCAAATCTGAAGCAGAACGAATCAAAATTTCTTGAATTTCTCCAGTGGTGATTCCATCGTAAAATTGGATGCCTGATTGCATTTCAACTTGACTCGCAGAGACCCCTTTAAGACCCCTACATGCCTCTTCAACCATCAAATGCATCTTATCTAAGTCAAGAGTTTCAATTGAACCATTTCTCTTGACAACCTTTGTTCCGTTACTCATATTTTTTTCCAAGTAGTAAACTTTAACTTTGCTTCTAATCCACTATAAGTATTCGATTCTATCACAGACTGAACATTAAGTCCAGACAAAACCATATCATTAATATCCTTTTGGTTTATACTAGATGGCCAAATGACGACTCTTTCTCCTCGGGATATAACATTGGAGATGCGGGAGTGTATTTCTGCATTTCGTGGTT